CCCCGCCCCCGCCCCGCCTCAAATCAGCGCAGGCAAAGCTGCCCGCTGGAACGGCGAAGGATGGGACTTCATCGAAGACCATCGCGGCAAAACTGCCTACCGAAAAACTGATCGCACAGCCGTTATCATCGACCAAATCGGCAGCCTTTCAGACGACCTGACATTTTTAAAACCTTCCTCACGGTTTGACGAATGGGATGGAGAAAAATGGATGGAAAACCAAGACAAAAAAGCACAAATTGAAGCCGAATTTCTAAACGCGTCCAAGGCTGCTTTAATCCGCGCCATCAACCGTCAAGCCCAAACCATTGTTGCCCAAAAATCAGGCATGGACGACCTCCCTGCCTTTGAAGTGCAGAGCTGGCCTATCCAGGCCGCTGAAGCCCGCGCATGGTCGGTAGATAAAAGCGCGGCCACGCCCGTTTTAGATCAAATTGCCCAATCGCGCGGAATAGATGCAGACAAACTCAAAGCCGCCGCCCTGCGCAAAACCGTTGCCTATGAGTCCCTCTGCGCTACCGTTGCAGGCAAACGCCAAGCCATCGAGAAACAAATCGAAGCCGCCCAAAACTTAGACGAACTCAACGTCATCAACACCGAAATCAATATCTGATTTACAAGGCCGCCTGAAAATGAAATCAAACATCAAAGCCTACTTCAAGAATCTTGCCATTGCTGCCGACCAAACAATTAATGCCGTATTTGGCGGCTACCCGGACGAGACCCTGTCCAGCCGCCTCTACCGCAAAGATGTCGAAGCAAACAAAAGTCACTGGACAGCCATCCGAAAAGCAGTTGACGCACTATTTTTCTGGCAGAAGAGCCACTGTCGAGCCGCCTATCTTCGCGAAAAACAAAAAGCCCACTTCCCTGAAAGTCTCAAATGACCATCCAGACAAAAAACCTGACCTTATACAAAGGCGATACCCGTATTTTCAGAATCGGCTTTGACGGTGGAGGCCTGCCATTCGAGCCTAAATCCGCGCAATGGGCAATGACTGTCCGCGGGCAGACAGGCGAAGAGCTGCGCCCCCAAATCAGTGTCAGCGGGCAAGAAATTATTATTACTTTCCCCGCCCACTTGACTCAAAACACCGCATGGACATTAGGCCAATACGACCTACGCGCCGTTTTCGGGGGAATCGTCTGTACCGTCCTGCGCGGAGAAATCTACATTGCTCCCTCCATTACCAACGTCAGCGGCATTATCGGCGAGAGTACCGAACCCGTCCGCGTCAGCATCATGGAGCAGGGGCTAGTCGTCGTATCCCCTGCCGAAAGCACACCAACCGCCGGCGTATCTCCTGAAAAAATACGGGAAATCGTAAAAGAGGTCATTAAAGAAACACAAAACGGCAACGGCACGGAACACATACCGTCAACTAGACCTGAACAACCGGTTGCCCCTACTCCGAATCCAGCTGCATCCACTGACCTGACCGACGAAACACTGGCAGAAGTGTATAAAAAATTAGGAAATAAACAATGACATCAAAATTAGATCAAGCCGTACTGGCAATTACCGATGCAGTAGTGGCGGCAAAAGAAGAATCCGCAAAAGCCAAAAAACTTGCAGAAAATCCAAACGTGACCGCCTCTCTTGACGAAGAAGGCCGTCTGAAACTAAACGACAATACGTCCGACATCCACCTCATTACACCCGCCAAAGTATCAGAAGCAGTAGGCAATGCCTTTGCCGATGTCAAAACACCATCACTGATTATTACCGAGCAGGCCAAGTTCGAGGGCGAACAAATCGAGGCTGCCGCCAAGATTGCCATTGAAAAAGGTAAGTTCTATATCGAGGACGCCTTGACACCCGAACTGCGTAAAAAAGTTTACGACGGTTGGTACAAAAACAATCCTTCTAAAGAAGACGCATTGAATATTGTCCGTCTGATTCAGGCATGGTACGACCGTCTGCCGTCTAACGTCTTTATTTCTTCGCGCGGCGGCTTTTTCCCGGTAACGAAGAACACAGGTTACAAGCCGGAATACTACGGCGCGGACGGACGGCAAATTTCCGTCGGCGGCATGGTGCTGACAGTCAACGGCCAACAGCCGTGTATTACCTTTCATCATTCCGTTTTTAATGTGTACGACTTCTCGTTGGCAGAATTTTGCGTGGAAGAAATGGGGCAGGACGTGTTCCACTTGTGCGGCAAATCAGAGGGCAACACCATTCTGCACGGCGGCAAAATTACCACACGCGCCTATAAGGACTATGGCTACACATCAGGCATGGCCGACCCTGACAAACGATGGATTCCGCATATCGACGGCTGGACGCGCGAAAAACCGCACATCGGCACAGGTATGGCGCTGAAAGGTACGGCGGAGGCAGGTTTCAATACCACCACACTGTCCCACGATGTTGCCCGTTACATGAACAATTCGGCTGATACATCAGGTGTACAACAACCTGAAGGATATACCCGCGAAAAAATCCGCCAACTGCACATTGACGAATCGAGCCAACGCTACCGCAGCGTCGGCGGCTACTGGAATTCAGACGGCCTGTCGCAATTCCCGCAAGATGACGGCACGGTTGCACCCACATTCGGCCTCTGGCGCGGTGGTCAGGTATGGAGTCGCGGTTACGGTTGGCGACTGTTCGACTGCAGAGGCACAGAAATCCGCTACTTCGACGTACGGGGATTTACTGGCGGCGCAGTGATTGCAGGTTTACATGGTTCTCCGTCCGGAGAGGATGTAGGCGGCGGCGAAGTCGCCAAGGCCTACGAAAAAGGCATGGTTGCCGTCAATACCCGCATCACGGGCGGATACTTTACCCACAACTATACCTGCGGTGTGGAAGCAGTCCGCGTATCAGGCTACGAACTTTGCGGCATCTTTGCCCCTGATTCTGTAGTCGGACACCCCGATGCACATCTGGAACATGTGCGTGGCTGGAATAATTCTATCGTCAGTCTCGATCCGGGTTATCAGCAATGCACATCCCGATACCTGCCAATGGACAACCTATTCATCCACGACAACGTGTTCGGTTTTGGCAAGCGCAAGGTAATGGATATTCATACCGGCAACAACGTCAAAATCGTAAACAACAGTGGCCGTGCCATGTACTACGGCATTTCCACCGTAATCGAAGAAGTATTTGCCGCGACGGACGGACGCGCCTCCAAAATTGCAGACCCGTACAGTTTCTATTACCAAGACAGCAATATCGAAATTACGGGGAATACCATTGTCAGCGGCAACATCGGCATTCATCCGATTAATGGTGCATTGGGAGTGCTTTCTCGCCGCAATCAGAAGAAATGGTGGCTGCGTTGCCGTCAACTGATTAACGACAATACGGTCTATGCCCCGCGCGGTTTGCAATGCAACTACGGGCACAACCACTTTCTGATTGAACGCAACCAGTTTACATTTGCCCTGCCGTTCGGCGATTTTTACGGCATGCGCTACGTTTCAGGATTTGCCGTTACCAATGGCGGCAGCGGCTACACCACCGCCCCCAAAGTCATCATCACAGGAGGCGGTGCGGAAGCCTTCGGTGCAGAAGGCGAAGCAGTAGTGAAAGACGGAAAAGTTACCGAAATCAAGCTGCGCCGCATCGGCAGCCGCTACGACACACCGCCAACCGTAACCCTCGAAGGAGGCGGTGGTACGGGTGCAACGGCTACCGCAACCGTCAACACATCGACATACGGCATGAGCGTGGGCGCAGAAGCGCGTTACGGCACAATGTTGGCTGCACAAATCCGAGGGAACTATATTCAAAACTCCCCCGACGGCAACTTCATGCGCCAGATGATAATCGGCAAGTTGCGCGGCTCGTCCATTGTCGGCAATCACTGCGATATTACCCCGTACAAGAACGCCGAGCAGGGAAAAACCGAAGTGGGACAACCCTATACAGTTGACACAGTTAAATACCGAAACGGCCTACTAAGTGCAGGTTTCTACCCTATCGGCGAATTAGACAACTGTACCGTTGCCGAAAATTACATGCACAACCAACTGACCGATACAGTAGAAGTATGGACAGGTGCGCGTAACCACAAAAATACACAGACTACTGACTATGCCGCCACCCTGATGCAGGCGAAGCTGACAGATTTAGAGGCCGAAATCACTAAACTCAAAGCATCGACAGCAGGCAAAGCGTTAGAGACAGTCACACAGCCGACACCAGAAACGGTAGTACCAAAAGCTGATTCAGCAACACCTAAAGCAGAACCTGAACGGCCGGCACCCACTAATGAACAGCCTGCACCTGCCGCCCCAGAAACATCTATTAAATTCACATTTAACGGCCTCGAATCCAGCTCCACCGAAGCCGTTGGCAGCAATAGTGAGGCTCGTCTGACGAGCGTCATCAATGCACTCCGTGCAGGAGAGCCGGAAGGATGGACAGGCGCATTCGGAGAAGAGGGCAACATCCGTTACATGAAGGCACAGGCAGGCGAAAACGGTAGAGGCCACCGCTATATCGAAAGTAGCGGAGTCAGTGCCGCAACCGGTACTCCGACCACAGTTATTATGCCGTTCAAACTTGAAAAAGGAGGCACACCAGGGGCAGCGTTTATCCTGCTGCCGATGACGGGCGAAAGCCCCGCCGTTGGCGGCGTAACCGCCACTCATGGCGAAAACGGTTTTACCCTACGCATGCCGGAAAATGCCACAGTGGATGGCAAAGTCAACCGAGTAGGCAATACCTATGCCTACGGTGAATGGCATATATCCGTTGTACCTTGGAATACCGCTTTCGACAAAATCCGTATTGGTACCAGCCACGTTGCCAATACAGGCCGTACAGTTCGAATCGGTGCAGGTTTTGAAATCGTACAAGGGGATGTGTCCAAAGCCGCCGATAAAGGCGCGGCATTGATGACAGGGATTTACCGCAAAGATGGACAGTGAAGTTCAGATGTCCGATGAAGAAAGGATTAAAGAGGAAAAGATACAACAACTCAAAGTGGGACGGCGACGTAGCGGTGCAGCAACACCGCTACGCCAGCCAAGCAGAGCAACCCTGCATTGACTTCTAGGCCGCCTTAGTCTCTAGAGACCGAGGCATTCTATCCGTGATATGGGAGTGAGTGCAAATGCAAATCTACCGCGAAATGCGCTGCAAATACTGTGGCAAACTGCTTGCCAAAGGCAGCGGATGCGTGCAAATCAAATGTGCACGCTGTAAAAACATCAATTCATTCAGTAACTAAAAAATCATCAGAGTGCCGTTGAGCATCATATTTAATCTGATTCCGAGCATCCCGAATGCCACAAATTAGGAGTATATATATGATGCAAAAAACACAACAAACTCTACCGATTATCCCTTGGATGGGTGGTAAACGCCGATTGGCAAAACACCTGTTGCCCATGGTCCCCGAGCATTCTTGTTATGTCGAACTGTTTTCTGGTGGTGCAGCGTTGTTCTTTATGCGCCCAACGCCTGCTAAAGTAGAGGTACTCAACGACATCAACGGACAGCTCATCAACCTGTACCGCGTGGTACAACACCATTTCGACGAGTTCGTCCGCCAGTTCGAGTGGACACTAACAAGCCGAGAGGTCTTTGCCCGCCTACAAAGCACACCGCCTGAATGCATGACTGATATACAACGAGCTGCCCGATTCTTCTACTTGCAGCACACCGCCTTTGGCGGCAAGACCGTACATCAACATTTTGGTACGGCTACCACTTCAAAAGCTTGGGATGCGTATCAGATTAGGGCAAAACTGACAGCAGCCCAAGCCAGGTTGAGAGGTGTGTTCGTCGAAAACGAGACGTGGGATCGATGCTTCAAGCGGTATGACCGAGAGCATACTTTCTTCTACGCCGACCCGCCGTACTGGCAAACCGCAGGGTACGACCACGCATTCGATTGGCCTCAGTATGAGCTGCTGGCCAAAGCGATGGCGGAGAGTAAGGGTAAATTCATGCTATCTATCAACGATCATCCTGATATAAAGGATTTATTTAAAGACTTCCGGATTACCCAGCTTACGCTTACCTATACAGTTGGTAGAGACAAAACTGGTAAAACAAGTGGTGAGTTGGTTATATGTAATTGGTAAATAAAAAGCGACGTCACCGTCGCTTTTAAAAAAATGAAAAAGAATTACAAATAGTGAAACAAAAAACAGAATAAATTTTCTCAAAAAATGTTTTATTTTTTCGCGGGCGGCTTCAACCTTGGAATACCGCTTTTGACAAAATCCGTATC